CAGCTTGTCACGCAAGTAAACGATTACTGCGAGAACTCTTTCCCAACTGACAATATGAATACGTTCATTCGTCAGGCGGAGCAGCGCATCTATAACACGGCGCAACCTGCTAATCTAAGAAAGAACGTGACAGGCCAGTTAACTGCCAGCAATAAGTATTTAGCAGCGCCGTCTGACTTTTTGTCCACGTATAGCCTTGCCATATACCCAGCTTCTGGCACAGGTGACTACCTGTATCTGCTAAACAAAGATGTGAACTTCATGCGTGAAGCATATCCAAACCCAGCAACTACAGGTAAACCTAAACACTACGCCATCTTTGGCCCACAGTCTAATGATGTAAACGAGTTGTCGTTTATGGTGGGCCCCACGCCCGACGCGGCTTACAGGGCTGAGTTGCATTACTATTATTATCCTGAGTCCATTGTGACTGCCACTACATCTTGGCTGGGTGATAACTTTGATTCTGTGTTGTTGTATGGAACTATCTGCGAAGCTTACACCTACATGAAGGGTGATACCGGCATGGTTCAACTTGCGCAAGAACGCTATGTCCAGGCAATTGCTCTGTATAAAAATCTGGCTGATGGTAAGCAACGCATGGATGCTTATCGTGATGGTCAATTGAGGGTTCAAGTATCATGAGCATTCTTCAAACAGCCACCACAAGCTTTAAAGTTCAACTGCTTCAGGCGGTTCACAACTTTGGCCCGACAACGCCAAACACATTTAAGATTGCTCTGTACACGGCGGCGGCAGACATTAACGCTAGTACAACAATTTATACAACCGCAGGTGAACTGCCTAGCACTGGCGGCTATTCAGCGGGTGGGAATACATTGGCCATATCTGTATCTCCTACGTCTGGTAACAACTCTTCTTCCGTTCCGACCGCTTTTGTTTCGTTTGCCAATTCATCATGGACAAATGCCACGTTTACCTGTCGTGCCGCACTAATTTACAACTCTACACAGGGCAATAAATCTGTTGCGGTGCTTGATTTTGGCGCTGACAAAACGGTTAACAACGACACTTTCACAATTATTTTCCCAACGCCCGATGCCAATAGTGCAATCGTTCGTATCTCTTAAGGACGCATCATGAGTACAGAAAAAAGCAAAGCCCAAGACTCCGTGTCTGCTGGTCTGTTGACATTTCCCAAAAGCGGCGATTCCGCTTCTGCTGGCGGTGTTTACACCGTTACTTGCGTAGGCCCAGACGGGGTTGAGAAGTGGTCTGACACGTTCCATAACTTGGTAGTCAACCAAGGCTTACAAGACATGAACGACAAGTACTTTAAGGCTTCTGGTTATACAGCGGTTTGGTACTTGGGTTTGGTGACTGGCCCCGGCTCTGGCACAACTTACGCCGCTGGCGATACTCTGGCTTCTCACGCTGGCTGGACAGAGAACACGGACTATACAGGTAACCGTAAGACTGTGACTTTTGGTACGCCAACAACTGCCGATCCTTCTGTGGTTAGCAACTCAGCTTCGCCTTCTGCCTTTAGCATCAATGCTACAGCTACGATTGCTGGCGCGTTTTTGGCTTCTACCACTGATAACTCTGGTATTTTGTTCTCTGCCGGTGATTTCACGGGTGGTGACAAATCTGTAGCCAGTGGCGATACATTGAACGTAACGTATCAGTTCTCCCTTGACGCTGCCTGATAGGTAGAGCGGTGTTTGGAGATGTAACATTTGCTCAGTCTCCCTTTGCCTCGTTAGGCGGGGCTACATTTGGTGTCGATGTTTCTGAATCCGCTGTAGCGGTAAATACTCAATCTGCCGAAGTCATCTATGGCGGTACAGCCGCAGAAGCAGCGTCTGCATTAGCCACACAAGCTGCCATAGCCAATATGTTTGTATCTCAGAATGAGATGGCACTGGCCGAGGCTGATTTTGATACCGTTAACAACATCTTTAATGTAGTTCGTGCAGAATCTGCCACTGCCTCGGATGCCAACAGTGCTGTAGCTACACTTCTTGGTGCTATTGCGGAGGCTGCTACCGGCGAAGATGCTTACATTTCTCAAGCAGATTTTGTTGCTGCAATTGCTGAAATGGGTTTGGTGTTTGACCAATTCACGGCGGGTAAACTTATTAACGTTGCTATTGCAGAATCGGCTGCTGGAACGGATGAGTATTTGGTCAGGACTGTTTTTGGCGCTTCGGTGGCCGAAAGTGTGGTTGGATCGGACGCATACATCCCAGTCAAAGAAATCAATGCGTACGTCACAGGCATTCAACTTTATGTCAACATTGGCGACGCACTTATTTGGGCGGTAATTGATGACAGCCAGACTCCAAACTGGCAAAATATCAACAATGTTCAAGGCAGTGGCTGGACAGTCATAGACGATGAACAAACTCCCGGTTGGACGAACATCCCATCGTAAGGATAAAAAATGGCGTTAGTACTAAAAGATCGGGTCAAAGAAACGTCCACAACGGCTGGGACGGGCACACTGACGCTTGCTGGTGCTGTCACAGGATTCCAATCTTTTGCCGCAGTAGGTGATGGAAACAGTACTTATTACGCCATCGCAGATAATGCTACAGGCGCGTGGGAAGTAGGTATTGGTACTTACACGGCATCTGGCACTACACTATCCCGCACAACCGTTCTGTCGTCTAGCAATGCTGGGTCGCTTGTGAGTTTTGCAGCTAACGCCAAGGATGTGTTTGTAACTTACCCATCTGAACGCGGGGTATGGCTTGATAGTGCAGGTAGTGTGTTGGTTCAGTACGAATTCAACACAATCAACGCCACGACTGCCAATCTTACAACCGCAAACATTACATCCGGCACAATTTCTACGACTCCAACTAGCAACACAGACATTGTTAATAAACAGTACGCTGACGCTATTGCTTCTGGAATCCATTTTCACGAAGCGGTGGAGTTGGCAACTACCGCAGCCCTGCCAGCCAACACCTACAACAACGGAACATCTGGGGTAGGGGCGACGCTTACAGCCAACGCTAATGGCGTTTTGTCTGTGGACTCAACGGTTACCGTGGTCAACAACCGGGTACTTGTTAAGAACGAAGCTACGCAAGCAAATAACGGTGTTTACACGGTTACCCAAGTTGGTACTGTTAGCACACCATACATCCTAACTCGCGCTACAGACTTTGATACTGCTGGATCGGGCGTTGACCAGATTGATGAAGGTGACTTCTTTTTAGTTACAGGCGGTACGGCTAATGCTAATACAGCTTGGGTGCAACAGACTCCACCCCCTATCGTAGTTGGCACAACAGCCATCGTGTTTCAGCAGTTTTCCGCCCCTATTACTTATACGGCTGGTACAGGTTTAAACGAGTCTCCAGCTTATACATTTAACATTGCCAACACCACGGTAACAGCCGCCACATACGGCTCGGCTTCTGCGGTTCCTGTGTTTGCCGTTAATGCCCAAGGCCAGCTTACTTCTGTAACCAATACAACCATTGCAATCAACGGCTCTGCTGTTACGGGCAACATCTCTGGTCAAGCAGGGTCGGTGGCTAACTCACTAACCGCCGGTACATATTTAACTGGTACGGCTTTTAACGGCTCTGCTGCTCAGACATGGACAGTGGACGCGACTTCTGCAAACACGGCTTCAAAGGTGGTAGCACGGGATGCCTCTGGTGACTTTTCCGCTGGAACTATTACCGCAGCTTTATCAGGTAACGCAAACACTGCAACAACTGCTACAAATGTAGCGGGCGGGGCGGCTAATCAGCTTCTTTACCAGTCGAGTGCGGGCATATCTGCTTTTGCAGCAGCCCCTACAGTGTCTAGCACTTTCTTATATTGGAATGGATCGGCTTTTGCTTGGGGTGCTGTAGCGCAAGAAACCCCTGTAACTTTAAATAATATTGAAATTAACGATAGTTACACTTTCCCAATAAACAAAAATGCAATCAGCGTTGGGCCTGTAACTGTAGCGTCTGGTGTAACTGTTACCGTTGGCAGCGGTCAGCGTTGGCTGGTTGTTTAAGGAATAAATATGGCCGTCGTAAATTACACCCCTCTACTTGGACTGGCGCTCCCGACAACGGGCGACTTGGTAGGTATTTGGGGCACTACAGTTAATACTGCGTTAACAGCTTTGTTGGACACGGCAATTGCAGGCACAACCACTTTGACCTCAGATGCAGACGTTACTTTGTCTGACACGGACGGTACATCTAACCAAGCTCGTTCAGCAATCATTAACTGGACGGCCTCGGGCACGGTAACTCGCAACATCACAGCGCCAGCGGCCAGCAAGATTTACATTGTATTTAACAACACAGGTAGTACTCAGTCTATTGTGTTCAGGGGCACAGGCCCAACTACAGGTGTAACGATTTCGGCAGGGGATCAAGCAATGGTGGCTTGGAATGGCTCTGACTTTGAAAAAGTGGGCGGTGGACAAGCTGGCGGTTCAAACACTCAAATTCAGTTTAACAACGGCGGTAGTTTTTCTGGTTCTGCTGGCCTGACTTGGGATGGCACAACATTAACATCTACTGCGCTGTCAGCCGGTTCTTTAGCTTTGACGGGATCTCCTCTGCCTATTGCTTCAGGCGGTACAAACTCTAATGCTACGCCTACACTTGGCGGTGTTGGGTACGGGACAGGTACAGCCCACGCATATACAGCAGCGGGCACGGCTGGTAAAGTTTTAACTGCTAATGGCGCGGCTCCTCCAACATGGGAAACCGTTGTTGCTCCTGTGGTAGCCAGCGGCGCATTGTTAACAAACATAACCACAGTCAGTGCAAGTTATGTAGTCCCAGCAGGCACAAACGCATTTTCCGTAGGGCCGATTACAATTGCGGATACCTACACCGTTACAGTATCATCCGGACAAAGGTGGGTAGTTATATGAGTATCATTGCAGCAGGAACAACGACCACGACCGCGCTTTCCAGCACGGGCAATACAGACGGCACACTACAGTTCCAAGTTAACGGCACGACAGCTTCTGTTACGTTAAACGCTCTAGGTGCTGTAGGTGTTGGCTCTTCGCCGTCTTTTGGGACATCTGGTCAGGTTTTAACATCAGGCGGCTCTACTGTGGCTCCAACATGGGCTACGCCTACAGTTTACCCGTCTACTAGCACGGCCAATACGTGGATAGCAACTCAGACATTTAATGGCGCAATTGATACGTTAAGTGCTGTTTTAAAGAACGCCGCAGAAACTACAACGGTATCGGCATCGGCTGCAACCGGCTCGGTCACGTTTAATGTATTGAC